GATTCTACCCGATTATTTTCCGCACCTAGATCTTCTTCAGCCATAGGACTCTTGCTACTAAGAATACCGCTGCCATCATTTGCAGTCGCGTCACCAGAATAAAGTTCCAGTTTACGACTTGATGCAATATTAATAATAGCGATAGCAATGTCTTCCCAAGACTGCCACGTAATCAAATTAGCAATCTTATCAATATAAAACTTAGTGTTATTAAGGATATAAAATCTACCCAAGAAATCCGGTGAAGTAAATCCATAAATATTTCCGGGACGAAGAATGTCAGTTTTAACAGTCCTAACATATTGTCGACCCATTAACAGATTATACTTATACCCGTCTACGGTAGTTTCAGATTGAATTTTGCTACCTACATCTTCTACAGTCCACTGAAGTAGGTCATCCCAATCCGGCTCCGAAATAAGAACTTGCTCCATACGAAGACGATTACCATCCAGCAGTTTAAAGAGGTTAGCAAAATCGGGTCTTTGAACTGGCCACACTACTCCGTTATCTTCTGTGGCAGCTCTGGCTAACTCTCCTTTACGTACAGAGAACTCTACTGGAGGAGTGGCACCTTGAATTGCTGAAGCTGTAAGACTAGTAATACTGACATTACCATTAGCTTCAAATTGAAGAGCTTGTACTGCTGCTTCAATGTGGATAACAAATTCGCGGTCTTCTATCTCTTGAATGTCCTTTACAGAGTTATCTTCTATAACTTTTGTAATAGGCATTTCATAAGCTAGAAGTTCTTGCTCAGTCTTTTCAAACTTTTCACTAGAGATAGTCCAAAAAGCTACTTCTGCTTTACTTGCACGAATAAAACGCGCACTAGGTTGTCCTCGGAAAGTCAAAGACATAGCACGAGATTTAGGTTCTACATCAACAATCTTTACTAAACCATCATGATGTGGAGACCTCTGACAATCCGCTCTAGTAACAGGAATAGGGGGAATAATCTTACGTGAAAATGCTACTTCACGAAGTCTATCACGAATATATGTACCACCGTGTTCTGCTATTTTTTCCTTGCCTTCAGCCGTACCGACTTTATTGGCAAACAAATCATTAAGTATTCTTGCGGGAACGCTCATTTATTTTCTCCTTATAGGCGTTTCTCGATTATACCAACGTCTGGATAAATCGAAGTAATCCACCATTATTAGCTGGCATACGAGTTACATAACCAATTACAACGCCTGAACCCCAAACCACTAAACCTGATTTGGTTTTAGTGTCCACTGTAACACTAGAGCCAATCTCTAACTTCCCACCTAAAGCTAGACTCGTAGAAGTAAATACGCGAGTATCAGCTTCGTAGGTTTGCCCAAAGAGAACAGTCTTTTTCTTTATAGCTTGAGCATCGAATACCCCAATATCACTAAATACCGCCCACCCCATACTACCATTCACTCCTCGAATTAATTTATATGCAGTATCCAGATTTACAAACTCTCCATCCATTAGAGGATTTGTATATGTAGGATCAGCCATTGCAGGTGTAGCCAGATAAAAGTCCCTTCTAATAACATGCTGGAGGTCGGTTACCAGCGTAAAATTAACGGCCATCTTTAAGTCTCCTTGTTCTTCGTTATACTGCTAACCAGATAAGCCACCCAGTAGATATGATGTTAGAACATCTGCACCATTTCCCGGTGCTTCACTTGCCAATTTGCCAAGATCCCCATTGGGAGCCGTCATCTCAATAGCTTCCGCAATTACATCGAGAGAACGACCACGAGATTCTGCCTCTTTAATCCGCTCGACTTTTTCAGCAAAAGAGGAACTGGGGTCTACACCCTTTTCATCCATTTTTCGAGCAATCTTTTCAATTTGGTCAGATTTCACATACTCGGCTAATTTTATTTCAGCTGCGGCTAATTTTGTTTGCAAGTCGTTTCTTTCTGCAAGTAAGCTCCGTAGAACTGCAGGAACTTCTGCATAGACCTGAGCGGCCTGCGCAGCACTGATCTTTTCTTGATTCATTATAATCTCCTAGTACCCACCAGATAAGGGCATAGTGCGACCAAAATTAGCTTCTTTTTTCTCTTCCTGTTTGACTTTGAGGGCTTCTTGCAGTTTAGCAGCCCTCTCCTTTTCTTCGGGCGAAGCATCCTCTTTCGCCCCTTCCTCCGCTATTTTTCGGAGAAATGCCCTTGCGGCAGCAGACTTTTCGAGGGAAGATATTTTTACTCCCGCGCTAGATGCTGCATCAAGGTTTTGTTGAAGAACCGGGTCCGTGGACTTCTTCTGGGCTGGTTCATCTATAACCTCACCCATCTGTGCCTTGGGTACGGCCTTCGCGTCCTGCTTAGTGTAATTTATAGCTGCATTACTATTAGTTACCATTTTAGATTGCTTACTAGCTGTTCCAGGTAGCGGTGGAACACCCTCTTCAGACTTAGTAGCTGAAGGGGGGACATCTTTACGAGTTGCTGAAACATGCTCTGAATCAGAAGGATCTTCAGCACCTTCTGCCATTTTAGACATAATACCCATTACTCGTTGAAGTTGAGCATACTTCTTTTGTACGGAAGATTGTTTTAATTTATCCTGATGAGTCCAGTCTTCATTACCTCCAGGAGGACTAGACAAATTTGTCTCAAGTGCAGTAGCAGGGTTAGTTTGTCCTGGAGACTTAGAGTCTTGACCAGGAGTTAATGGGGGCTTTCCTGTTTTTGCTTCGCCAAATTCTTCAGATTGCATTCCAGTAGTGGGACTATTCATATTAGTTTCTAGTGCTGTAGCACCTATACCAGCACCAGTAACCGCAGTAGGATTTTTATGTGAAGGAGAAGGTTCTGGTTCTCCAACGGCTGTCTTTAAAAAATGGGAATTGAGGTAACCTACAGCACTAGCTAATTTTTCAACATATACAGAGGAAGTCTTTTCTCCACAACTATCATAATTTCTTTCTGGAGTATTTCCCGTTTCTTTAGTAGTACTAACCTTATCAGAATATTCTTGTTTCTCTTGCTTTTTGGATTTTTCCGATTCACTTTCTTGAAGCTGAGCAATTTTTTCTCGCTCCTCAGCTTCGGCTAGCGTGTTTCGGACCATATCCTGTAGAGAAAAACGCATTAGGTCCTCCTTAACGCGCCCCGAATACTACATTGGGAGTAGGAACAGAACGTTCCGAAGATCCCATCATAGGATTTACAGTGGGCGCAACATCAGTATTAGATTGTGAATAATTTTGCCGCTTGCCGTACTGAGAAGCCGGTCCTACTAACTTAGGACTTAAATTACCTGATAAAGTTGGAGCTTTATCCATCTGTATAGGTGGAAGTTTAGTCCTTGGTGCCCCAACAGTTTGAGACTTCCAAGGACTAAAAGGAGAACGTGATTGTACGGCTATCTTTTCCAGTTCATCCCAAAAGGCTGTAACATTAATCGTAATCACTAATTTCCTAAGTAAGAAGAGGTTACACTCTCGTTATTGATTCCATTCAACCGGTAAACCCGCCTCTTCACAAATTTGAAGAGCACGAGTATAAATAGCTTGATCAAGTACAGAAGCTTGTTTTTCTTTTTCAATATATCCAGCTTCTTTTGCTAAATCATAAGCAACTTCTTGAGCCATAACTTCCATAGCGGAGCCTTCTTTTTTCTTCATAAGATGGTGCGCAAGTAGCCCCCCAGCGCCTAGAGCTGCAGCTCCACCAGCGACTCCACCTACTAGACCTTTATGCCCTTTCGCGTATGTCAAAGCTTTTTGTGCTGCCAATACTACTTGTTTCTTACCTTTATCTGCTAGAAGAGACGTTTTATGTCTTAAAGACCTTTTAGGCTCCATTTGATTCTTATAATCCCCAGAGGACATAGCCCTGCTCATGGCAGCTAATTGAAGAGGGTGTGGATCTCTTCCTCCCTCACCAGCTTCTTTCTCAATCGAATTAAGCTCATTCACCATAGCGTGAGCCATTACTCGGCCTAGAAAATCTGCTTCAGCTACTTTCTCTTCGCCTTTTTCTTCTTTCTTTTTCTCTTCCGCTTCTTCCTCTTCTTTAGACTCCTTTTTTTCGTGCTCTTCTTCTGCACCCTTATAAATACTGTTAATCATTCCAGCAATTTCACTATCATCAAATTGATCTAGATTTACGCCCTCTTCTTCAGCCAATTTAATAAGCAATTCGGCTGCGGCTTGTTTCTCGAGATCAGTTTCTTCTTCGGCATAATTGCCAGTTCCATAAATAGCAGCAAGTTTTGAATCCATTAGGGATCACTCCTTCGGTTAGCGTTTTCAATTTTTATAATTTCCCCGGTGATTCGCTTCTTCGAGGTCTAGTAACCCCTAACGCCCACCGAAGTACATGTGCTAGGTATTAAGAGGATTTTCTCTCTCTTAAAATACCTTCTACGATCCTGCGGGGGATCGTGGACCCTTGCTGATGTAGCGCACCTAATCCCGCCAAGAACATTGCTAGTGTTGGATTGTTAGCTAGCAAATCCATGACTACCCCTACTGGCTCTCTACGTCCCATTTGTGCGGACTCCCTCTGACTTTTTGCCCATTCACTGAGAGCGTATGCCCCACCTACTGCACCAAGCAAAACTGCCGGATTAACTTTATGTTCTCCGGCAGCTTGTTTTGTTAAACCTTCTAGCAGCCCTTCTTTATAAATTCGTTCCCAAAGATCGGGATGCTTAATTATTATTTCAGCAGATTTCATAAGACAATTAGATACGTTATCTAAGTAATGATTATATGCGGCAGAGATACCATTTAGAAAGAGGGTATTAGAAGCTCTCTTTTCTTTAAATTGATTTCCGCCCTCTTCACCATTAATTGTAATTCTAATAATACGCCGTTTAGCAATAGGTTCAAACATACCCCTATCTTCCATAAATGGAAGGAGTAGCTTTTTTAGCATCTCACTGAAATACTCATCTCCTATTGGAGTTTGCATATCTCTAACTGGAGTATGGGAAAAAATAGTTCCAGTATCATCTAGTTGATCAGCCAAATCTTTCTTGCCCATATTGACTACGGTAATTCGCTGAAATTCTCTAGGTCTAAGAAGCATGCCCATTATCGTAGGAGTAGATAATCCCTCAGATAAGGAACTTTTTCCTAGAGCATCCAATACTTCGTTAGGAAGATCTGGAGATTTATTAAAATTTAATGGAATAGTTTTACTACTAAATTGACTAGGTACCACATTCTTATCTATTTCAGCTCTTTTTTGAGAGGCGTTTTTAATTCTAAGTTGCGCACGTACACTATTTATTCCAGCAGTTTTAGTTTCCTCTTTAAAGAAGGGTTCTATTTCAGGTTCCAAATCTGGTACTGGAGGAACTGGAGTACCAAGATTAGATAATTGTTTATACACTTTTACTGCTTTTTTAAGTGTTAGTCTTTCAGGCTGATATTTACTGATAATTGCTTGGGCCACTTCTTTAGTAAAAGGAGCAACAGAAGAAAGAACTGATGTACTAACATTTGGAATTTCTAATGCGGTTTTTTCAAGAAAGTCCTGATTATATCCCATAGATTCCGCAATATACCATGAAGGAACTACATCTCCAGTATACCCTATATCATAAAAAGCTAACTTAGCCATAACTTTGGCTGTTTTCTCCGCACCAATAAATACCCCGGAAATATCAAAAAATCTAGGGTAGTCATTAATTGCGTACACTTTCCTACCATCGGTAAGTATTTTATTAAGCTGTGTACGTAAATGTAGGCAATAATCAGATTTCGTAACAGAAAGCCCTCTAATAGGATCATGTTTATGAAATGCTAGAACTGCTTTACCTACAGATTGATGAGTATGCGGATTAAATGTAGCTTGAGCATCATAATACTTTTCCAAATCCAAACATATGCAGCAAGTATCAAAAGGAACACGTGTTCCCATTGATACGTCTGGAAATATACCATGATCTAACTTGTCACAAAAATCTTGACCCCCAAATTTTTCAGCACGATCCCTATATACACATACAACGAGCTCTACTCGCTTCATAAGGTCGTGCCAACAAGAAATAACTATATCCCCTAAAGATCTGGATGCGTCTTTGTTTTGATGATGTCTAAATAAATGAGCTTGATAAAAGGTTTCGTAACCGTATATAGGGCCTCTATGTATTAAAGACGCCTCTGGAAAGTAATCACCATTTGAATTTGATGACCAGTATTCGCCAGCACCTAAAGCGTTAACTAAAATGTATATTTTATTAGGATGTGGCTGAAGTGTTTCCAATAACTGCTGCATCTCAGGTAACAATGGAGCAGCAGTTTTTCCCATACCAAAAAAGACTGCAGCCTTTTCTAAATTACCAGGATGGAAGACCTCTACTAATTGTTCTCCTAAATCATGACGAGCTGGAAATTGGCAGACTTTTGTAATCATACTGTTTTTATAGAATTCCTATACGCCTAAAATCTTCAGGGGTAGACACGCCTTTTAATTATGCCGCCTCTTACCGTTCTTGATTCCTATGTAATGAACCTAAGATAGCTTCTTCATGAGGATCTAGTTCTCTTTGTAATAAGCCTATCTTTTCCTCTAAAGGTCTACCTAATCCTGACAATGGAGATAAGCTTACAGAATTCATAAAAGAATCTCGTTTATTACCAGAAATGGCCCGCTCTGCCTCAGTCAGTAATTTAGCGGTATTTATTCCGACAGACACTCCTTCATCAGGAGCTAGTTTAATATGATCTCGTATAAAAGATCCTACTACTAAGGGATCCTTGGCTAACGATGGGGCTAAAGAACGAAAAGAATTATACAGGAGTTTTACTTTATCAGCCTCTTCTTTATGAAGAGTCGGATTTGCATCTAGCATTTTTTTGTAATTTTTTACATTAGAAAAATGCTCACGAACAGCTCCGATTCCCTTGCCAATTCCTTCACGACCTAAAGCTAATCCCGTACCTAATATAGCCATAGGTGCTACCATTCCCGCACCTCTAGCTAAAGTATGAGACATTGAAAGAGGGGGGCCAGGAAATAACGCTTGTTGTGCAAATCCACCTTTAAAAGCCTCTAAAAGATTACCTAACCAGTTACTCTCTTTTTTTATCCCCAAAAAATCTTCAACTGGATTCATTTTAGTATCCTTGAGCTTTTCTATATTTATATTCTCTGTATTTATTTACTAAATTTTGTACAGGATCAGATTCATAAGCTTTATTCGCTACATAAAGAGCTCCTGCATACGGTGCTACTTTTACAGCGTTACCTGCTATTACGTGCTTCTCTTTTAATAATTTATCACCAGTACTTTTAACTCCACCCATAATAGTCTTAAGAATATCTACTGTATTACCAGAAACGCCCTCCCCTAATTTTTCCAAACTTCTTAATAAAGTTAGAGCTAAATCTGTTTTTCTCATACTAGCCCCTTAAACTTTAAATTAACTTTAGCTAATTCGTCTTCTACAATCTCTGATGCTTCTTGAAGTTTTCTATGTTCATGAGATATCTTAGTAAAAGCTATAAAACGATCCATTACAGGATGATTAGGATTAGGAATAGTACCAGAACTAGCCATTTTAGTAAGAGAACTCATTTGTTGAGAATATAGTAAAGTACCCGTGGAATTTAGATACCTACCTACAGTCTGAGTGGCTTCTTTTACTATAGACACATCAGGAGAATAACTAGACCAAGCAGTTACAATGTCTCCTAAATTAGACCCTTCCATGATTTCTTGACGTACAGCAGAACATAGAGCGTCTTTCACATCCATGAGTAGTATACTGGAAGAAGCGTATTTACTAATAAAATCATTTCTCATACTTTCTAATCTAATTTTAAGATCCACTACATCTTCTATTGGATTTGCATGAAGTGACTGTTCTTGAGATACCTTTACCATACTTCCTGCACCAAAAGCGTTCATTAAAATATCATCAGAAGCTAAAGAAAATTTATAATGGCTTTTAGGAGGTTCATATCCAGCAGTTTTTACTTGATGTACAGCTGGAGAAGATCCATCATTAAGGTCTTTTAAAACAGTAGAGGGGTTAGCAGGCCCTTCTGGAAAGGTTACATTTCTCATAGAACCGCCCTTCTCAAATTCGCTAAGAAAGGCATTAGTATTAGCAAACTCACAGACCCTTTTTACTTGCTCTGGAGATAGTAAAGCTTGTTTAACTGTTTCTACTACAGCATTACTAAGGGTTCCGCCATTAAGGTCATAATATGCTGCAGCCTTTTTCCCCATGAATTCTAATTGTTCAGGATCTATATTATGTGCTGCTCTTTGTTGAACTAGTCCTAAAGGTACCGAATTAAATGGATCACTCATATTACATCACCTCTTAATTATGATAAGTTTTTTAAACATCTATTGTCAACAAAAGTATACAGCTTGATATCATTAACCACACTATACTATAGCTATCACGTAGTCCGTAATCATGGGAAGGATATGGGTATATTATGACTGGGAGTCTAGAAATTCAAAAGCTTGCTGCTCGTATAAACAACTTAGAGAAGCAAATAGATTTTTTACTCAGAATAAACGGTTTAGCTATTTCTGCTCTTAGAGACGCTTCAGATGAAGAATTACTAAAATATTATAGGGACGCTATCCAGTTATTAGGTCTACAAGAAAATCAATTTTCTTTAGAAGTGATCGGGGTTTGGGCAGAAATATTTTGTCAATTTTCAGAATATGAATTCATACGTATTCAAGAAATATTAGACTACGAACATACTTGGGAACCCTTTTATAATCTTTGTATTAAAATGATGACCTTTATTCGTCATCAAAAAGACTTTTCTATGAGTATTGCGCTTAAAAACTTATACGGATTATTAAATAAAGCGCAAAAAAATTTAAGAGAGTCTGCAATAATTACAATTAAGAACTATCCTAAAAGTCTTCCCAGAATTGCTCAAACTATATTGAATGGGGATAATTTAGAACCCTATTTATAAAAAAATTAAGTGTAATAAAAATAAATAAATAAGTATACTTTATAGAATTAACTGGAGATTAAATGGCGGTTATAAATCTAGTTGCAACGTCTATAATAAAAAATTCTAAAACTATTCCACTCGTTTGGACAGTAGACCGAGGAGCATGTGAGCCCTTCTTTGATTATGATGAGGAGGGAAATCCGACAAACTTCGGAATAGACGATGAACCTCCCGATCCTAATGTAGATGACATATTAAAAATGGATATGTCTAGACTCCTATATAACGTGTCTCCTTCTCAATTCGCAGAAACAGCTATTCAAATTCCCTCAGCAGGAATAGTTGCGCCTTTTAGTTTTAAAGGTCGAGAATATTTAAGAAGAATATACGATACACCAGCTAAAAAAGTACTCCTATTAGCCGGACGCCAAGTTGAGAAGTGCGTTGAAATTTCTAGTATTTGCAGACTTTATAATGGAGCACCTAAATTAGCTGGGGATATTACTGTTGGAGATCAAGTAGTTTCAATGTCCAAAGATGGAATTACTATGACCGTGGGAACAGTATCGTGGGTTTCCAAAAGACATTTTAAAGAGTGCGTTAAGATAACCACTCGTCAAGGTCATGAAACAACTCTTGCTCTTACTCATCCACTTCGTACTTGGAACTCTTGGACATTAACAAAAGATTTGAAAGTCGGAGATAAAATAGCTGCGGTACGACATTGTGGAATTTTTTCCGAAGAATACTCGCCAAGTAAAGAACAGATTCGTTTAGCTACTTATTGTATATCTAATATTAACCCTATTCCACCCTATATCTTTCAACTTTCTAAAGAAAATACGGCCCTATTTTTAAATAACTTATGGCATATTTATGGGCATATAAAAAAAGTAAACAAATCTCAATATTCAGCAGAATACCGTTTCTTTTCTAAATCTGTAATAAAAGATATACAAGCCCTTCTTTGGAAATTTGGAATACCTTCAAAAATTAAAAACAGAAACGACCTATGGGTACTACGAATTAAAACTGGAGAATGCCTTCGTATTTTTCTAGACGAAATAAAGGATCTAAAAAAATATGAAAATGCCACCTCCCCTCTAAAAAAAATAAATGCGCAATTATATACAGATTTATATTGGGATAGAGTTAAAAAAATAGAGTCTATGGGAGAACAGGAATGTGTTGATTTTACAGTAGAAGGTACTGAGAATTTTGTGGGGGACGGGCTTATCTCCCACAATTCGACGTCTATTGGTAATAGAATGTTATGTTATTCTGCTTTGATTAACAACTTTAGATCTCTTTATGTATCGCCCTCAGCAGAACAAACTAAAGCTTTTTCTACTGATCGTGTAAAAGACGTAATTGAAAATTCTCCCTTATTAAAAGCATATATGACTACTAGAATTGACCAGGCAGTTTTCTTTAAAAAATTCATTAACTTTTCTCAAATACGACTTAGATACGCTTATTTAAATGCTGATAGATGCCGTGGTCTTCCCGCAGACTGTATTACTATTGATGAACTTCAAGATATTCTCATAGATAATATACCCATTATTGAACAATCTGCATTTCACTCAATACATAAATTATTCATCTATTCAGGTACTCCAAAATCAGAAGACAATACAATCGAACATTATTGGCAAGAATTTTCTACTCAAAATGAGTGGGTTATTCCATGTGAACGACATGGCACTCCTAAAGATTCATCTAGTTGGCACTGGAATATACTTGGAGAACACAATATTGGAAAAGTTGGAACTGTTTGTGATAAATGTCATGAACCTATAAGTGCTTCTCATCCAATGGCACAATGGGCATCTATGAATCCCAGTACAGCAGAAAATAAAGATAAGGTAACTTTCGAAGGATATCATATTCCTCAACTTATGGTTTCTTGGGTAGATTGGAATGAGATATTAGAAGCTCAAGTACATTATCCTCGTGCTCAGTTTATGAACGAAAAACTGGGTAGGTCTTATGATTCTGGGGTAAGACCTATTACTAGAGCTCAATTACAAGCATGTTGTAAACCACATATCCAAATGGGAGATATAGAGAACTTCAAGCAAATTGCTCAAGGTAGACAAATATATTGCGGTTTAGATTGGGGGTGCCATGATAAAGAAACTAGAATTCTAACTGATAGAGGATTTGTTTATTTTGAAGACCTTATTTCATCTGATAAGGTAGCTCAATGGGATCCTAATACTCATTCAATGACCTTTGTTACCCCGTTAGCTACAACAATAAAATCCTATACTGGAGACTTATTACATTTTACGAGTCAGCAAGATGATTTAATGGTAACTCCAGATCATAAAATGCGAGTACTAGAAAAGACGGGTTCTTGGGTTACTGAGTTAGCGTATCAAACTATGTTACATCTTGATGATATTGACTTTAATAACGCTATAGAGTGGGAAGGCGAAGATAAAAAGTTTATTAATATTACTCCAAATAAAGCTGTTCTTATAGAAGATTGGTTAGAATTTCTAGGGTACTTCTTATCTTTCGGAAGTCTATTATTACCTAATATTGGACCTTATATCACATCTGATTTTAAAATTCGGTATATACTTCTAGAACCCAAAAACATACCAAAACAGTCATTAACGTATATTCATTCTTGCTTATCCAGACTAGGACTTTCTTATACGTATCACTCCGAATTTATAAACAAAATTCCTAGATTTACAATACTCATAACAGAATCGACGCCTAAAAAATATGACGAATGGGATTGGCTATATCGTTTTGTAGGGACTAAAAAAACAAAGCAAATTCCACGTAAATTTTTAAATTTTTCCCGTAGATTATTAACTATATTATTTAATGCCATCACTATTTTACGTGAAGATGACTTAGAAGGGCAGTTTTTATCTACTACAAAAAAACTCAATCTCGATTTTATAGAATTATGCATTAAAGTAGGGGTATTATGTGAAGGTTGTGTTTATTACCCTGCAAATAATCAAGAACCAGAATATTGGAGTAACTCTTGGAACAGAGTGTCTTCTAATCACGTAAACAGAACTGCGAAATATATAGCATATGATGGCCCTGTTTTTTGTTGTACTGTGCCTTCAGGATACATCGTAACAGAAAGAAATGGGCGAGTAGCCTATCAAGGAAATAGCGGAGAAAACACATATACTGTAATAAGTTTTGGGGGGTACTTAGGTACAGGTAACTTTACGATTTTTTGGGTTCATAGGTTTACTGGACCAGATTTAGAACCCGATAGGCAACTTGACTTAATTTCTCAAATGATTTCACAATTACAAGTACAAGTAGTTGGAGTAGACTACGGTGGTGGATTTTATCAGAATAATACATTAATAAAACGTTTTGGTCCGCATAAAATAATTAAATATCAATATAATCCTAGACAAAGAAAAAAGATATACTGGGAACCAAATCTTCTTAGATATATGTGCCATCGTAGTGAAATTATGAATGATATCTTCACAGCTTTAAAACGTAAGTTAGTAGATTTACCTAACTGGGAAGAGTTCCAGTCTCCTTATGGTCAAGATATTTTAAATATTTTTACAGAGTATAATAATAGACTGCGTATGGAAGAATATAAACATTCACCAGGAAAAACAGACGATTCTTTTCACTCTTTAGTCTATCTTCTTTTAGCTTCTATGATTCAACATCCTAGACCCGATATTATTAGACCTACTCAAGATAGTGGAGTTCCTCCACACCATGAACAACTAAGTACTTCTCTTTAATAAGATAGCAAACTAGTCTAATGTGTATTGCAAGTATACTTTATTCCCTTGATCTAAAACTTTAATAGTCTTAAATTGAAGACCCGTTCTAGTACCTTTACAAATACATAAAACTCCAGAAGCAAAACCAATACAAAAATCTACACTTCCTCTAGTTATTAATTCTTCTCCATCTAAAGTAATTCCTACTACTCGCGCACACAGTTCTTTAATATTGATAGCCTGAGTATCCAATATGTATATCTCCAAAATATACTAGGGGGGAAGGGCACGTAATAAGCGAATGCATTCTATATAAGTTTACTCCAGAATATTTTAGAGTAAACTAAAAGACATCTGATTACGCGTGATATTAATTCTCAGTTAATTTAGAAATAGAGTCTACTAGAACTTCATGCTGAGGTGACCACTTTGTAGGAGTATTAGGAATATTCATTATTATTGACCAGCTATCTACTTCTGGATAATAATCTACTTTAAAAGGTTGGTACTTAAAGTGCTCATTAAATACGTGGTGAATAAAACTAGAAAATCCTGGCCACCATGGATGTTCTTCTAAATTCTTATTGGCTTGCTTTGCAATTTTATTCTGCGCGTCTTCTTGAAGATCGTAAGGGGTATCTTTTTTAATTTGATCCATATCAATATGGGCTTTATCAAATATCTCTTTACGATCTTTTTTATAAAAATGGTAATTTATAAGCCCATCTTTTTCAACATAGGCAGCTATTATGTTTCCTTTTTGTATCCAATTAAGTACCGGAATACTTTCAACTATATTATCAATTCCTCTATAGTTAATTAACTTTGGAAGACCCCTAGTCTTCCACTCACTTTCGTCCATCCAAAAAGGTTTTTGTTTCTGCTGCATTCTTAATTGGCCCATTTTTTAAACTGACTATCTTAACTATCTTCGTTACCATAGTCCATATTATTTAGACCCTCTCCCTGTCCTGTTCCAGAACCTGATTGACTATAGTTCGTTCCTGCAAGTTCTTCAATAGAGGGGATGGTAACATCTTCTTTTCTAAGTCGAAATTTTTCAAATGCTTGGAGAACATCTTTTAAAGCCACATCACTTTGTCGTAATTCATTCTCAGCATCTGCTATAACATCCATGTAATTCTTCATCATTTTTGAATGCGCTAAGGTAGCTGGTTGTCTTTCAACTTCTAAAACTTTCAAGAAGGCGATATCTCGCATACGACGCGCAACTGTCCCAGTATTAAGAGATTGTGGGGGCCCGCTTAATCCTAAAACCCAAGGTACTAGAGCTTGAGCCATATCCGGGCTTACTCTAAGAATGGCCATACTATTTGAAGCTGAAGGTCTTCCTTCTAGAACAGATACCCATTCATGCATAGAAAGAAGTTTTTTATTCCAGAAATAGTGACCAAAAGCAATCACCCCTTCGATAGTTAAAGAAATCCTATGATGTTTATTTAATCTAGAAACAACCTCTTCAATTCTTATGGGAGATAGGAGAAGCTGTTCTACATGCTCTCTAAGTTGTGGAGCAGCTAAAATTTCATAAGACTCTCTAACATGTGGAGTAGGAAACCAAAGATCATATATTTCATGGAATTTTAAAAAATCTCTAGTAGCGCAATCTTTTTTATTAGGTTCCCAGGGTTCTGGAAAAGGCTGCATTTTTTTATTTAATTTCTTAATATAATCTTCACTAATCCCTTCAAGTCTAAAATCATTCAACATTCGTAAGATTACCCCAGAATCATATTCACGCTGGGATAGTAAGAACTTAATAAAATTCTCTGCAGGACTGCGGATTATCGCCATATTTTATGCCCGTGATTTAGTCCCGATGGTTTTCAATCCGGTTACTACTTTATCCAAGTGTACTAATGATTTTTGAATAGCATTTTGATCTACAGAATTTAATCCCAATCTAGAAGCCAATAGTAACTCAGATAGTTTGCATATTGATTTCTCGATCTCAGGTATATAACTAATAAAAATAGATATATTTTCAGGATTAATAAATCCCAAAGACAGGATTTTGTCTACTGCACTAGGATCTTCTATAGGAGCAGCTTCTTTAAGAAGGCCCACTCTTAAATCTGGAAACTTTGATATATAATCTTCAGCTCTATTTCTAGCTTCCGCATATTTACTTCTTAAAGTACAAATTGGCTGAGCTTGAAACCAAAGTTCGTATTGACCCTGCTTTCGTAGATTGTCTAAAGCTAATTTAATTTTATAAGGCTCTTGACCTAGTATAGAAGCTAAAAAAATAGTGTTATCCTTATCAAGAAACTGGGTATCCATAATCCCAGCCAGCTTATCTATTTCTGCACCTGAAAATGAATAACACGTACCGTCAGTAATAATTCTTACTGCAGTAGAAAGTACTTTAGCTTCTGCAGTCTTTAAAAACTCTTCTGGATTAGCAGCGAGTTCAGTTATCTTCTGTAATGAAAATGATAGAAATCCGCAATCTTCTGGAATACCGTAATGCTTCTCTCCTATAACAGATACCTCTTTTAATCCAGGTACTTTAGTTATGACACAATGTTCCCCAAGAATTGTGTCTGACATATATCCTATTCCATTTGGAGTTTCCATCTCAGACTTGATCTCTATAGGAATTAAAGCTACAGCACCACTATTAGATGGGTAATAAAAACTACCCATACCTTCAGGAATAGCATCTATGATGTCTGTTTGTTTAGCTAACGGTATTCCTGCAATAGCTTCCTGCATTGATGATTCACTACCGTTACTAAAAATTGCTAGGGGTAAAACTTCTCCAGTAAACGCTATTACAGAAGGAAATACCCATCCTACAAGTTCACGGTTATCCCCTATTGTTTTAACTTTATATAGACCAAAAGAATCTATTACTTTAATTTCTAAATCTACTAAAGTGTCTTTAATAGCTGGTTGTGTAGTTATCGTAGAAGTACCGCCAGTTTCTACTTTAGAAATTAGATCTCCTCCTAAAGTGTTTACTGCTTCAGGCCTAGATACAACATCTGAAGTAGGAGCTAATACATTAGGATTAGCAGTCTTTATCAAAAACCCATTGTCTACCTTGCTTACCTGAATTACTGTAGGTTTTATAGACTCAGCTACTTTTTTAAGATAAGAAGTGGGGTTTTTATCTTCAATTTCTGCAAGTTTAGAGAGAAAAGGGGTTACAGCATCATTTGTCAATAAAGCGGTTCTAAGACTAATATCTTCATTAAGACTATTCACTACTTCTTCTAAATGTGCTTTTTTGATAGTAGGAATGATAGCGTCTAATAAAAATTCAGGTTGAGTACTGGATACCTTATCTACCCCACCGCCTCCAATATCACTTATAAGCGGTCCCCTAGCTCCACCATACTGTCTAGTAGGGGGGTAAAGTTGTTCCACCATAGAAAGGTCTCCAGGACGCTTTCTAATACTATCAAACATGGTAGGACTGAATAACCCTACTCTAAGACGTTCTTCAGTCAAAGGTTCTACTTCTCCATTACTAAGAAGTAGATCTAATGGAAGGAGCTTTCCTTCTTTAATAATGACAGGAATAACTACTTTATCTCGTCCAAGAAGTTCTGGGGGGGTAGAATCATCTCTAGGATTTATAGCTAGTTTATTATGAAGTTCTATTCGTCCTAAAGCATATCTTCGATCAACATCTATAGTGTCCAGTACAATTTTAGGCGAGTAATCACTAGTATACGAAACTTGTTTATAAAGTTGCTCTAATATCTGCTGAGGCCAAATATTAGCGTCTTCTGACATAAGTGCCTCTTGGCCCATTTTTTCAAAGACTAGTTTCTTATCTAAAAAAAGATCCATTTTATACCATCCTTACTTATTAATAAATACCGTCTTACTAACTAAATTAACAGTTGCTGGACCTTGAGTTGGAGGTCCAGCTAAAGCCCCAACTACTGGATGAGTATGAGAAGTTAACCATGATATTAATTTTACCCCGAGAACAGCCGGCTCGGAAGCTGACTCATTTCCGAGCCTCAATATTGCCGCAGTAATTACCTTCGTAGCATCCCATATCTCTTTACTAGATACTCCTTGAAGTACATGATCTCCTGTTATTTTAGTATTTGATTTACCTGAAATAGTTAATGTATCGTCTCCGCCAATAGCAGTATCCCTACTATCAGTTACAGATAACTTATAGTCTCCTTCTACTTCATTAGTCAAAGTTCCCGCCTGTAGTTGATAACTGTTACCAGCTTTATCTATACGTAATACGTATTTAGGGCTACCAGATACTTGTCCATCTTCAGAACTAATTGCTTGAGGAGCTATAACTATTTCGACAAATGTTTTATCCCCGTTAGGAGGTTTCTCAGAGTTATCTAAAGACCCTATACTAAGTCTAATAGAAGCTTTTTTATCTTGAGCAAATTGTCTTGCTATAAGTACAAATTCAGTAGCTGCATTACCAGAAGGGTTATTTTCTTGTCTTTGTACATTCCAACTTAAAGTACCAGAAGCAGAATTAAGTTCATAATTTTCACAGAAATCACGAATAAAATTAGTTATGGGGATATAAACCCGCTGACAAATATTAGTAGCGCCTATTTGTAATATCCCACCCCGTCGTAAAATAATGAAATTCTCGTCTCTTCCCTGCCAATACATATCACCCGGATTAAGAATAGGTCTACCACCACGATAACTAGCATCTGATGGATTATCACCCGATACTGTAGAACCTCCAGAGTTAGTAGTTTTACTAACCGGAATATCTTCTTCTGTCTCTACCTCGTAATCTTGTAATTTATCTTCTAGAAACTTACTAACTTCTGCACCCTCCATTTCTGGAGCACTCAAAAATCCCATAATAAATGGAGAGTCTTCATCTGAGGGGAAACAAACAACGCAGATTGCTCCAATCTCAGGAATACAAGTAAAGCCCTCCCCGTTATTATAATGAAAATAGGGAGACATTATTTGAATATCGGTAATCTGTCTTCCAGTATATTGGGAAACCCAGCTAACTGTCATATTACGAGGATTTACATCAGATATAACTCCCGATTCTATTCTAGCTGCTACAGTTCCAACTTTAGTAGGAGAATTACTAAAAGACGACGGCATTTAATAACCTTGTGATTGATTAGTAGAATTTAAAAGCTTATTACCTGCGTATAATCCTGCCGCTCCTATAGCGGGTACCGCAGCCATTTGACCATATCTAGATTTAGCTACAGATTTAATTCCTCCCCATGCGCCCTGTTGTGCTCCTTCAGCTCCACCTTTAATAGCTCTCGTAGCACCTCTATTGTATACCTCTTTTATGTTATCTATAAATTTTCCAGGTCTAGTGTTACCTTGAAGAACATTACCCCAACCTTTTAAACCACCCCCTAAATATTTTAGACCCCTGGCCACTATTCCTACTTTTGAAGCTTCCTTATTTATTTGAGATAATTCATCAAAGAAAGCAGATTCAACAATATTTAAATTATTCATTTTTAATATTCTCCAGGTTTGCCTTTGCCCATTTCCGCTCCGTACACTACAGGTGGAATTGGGTGGGCGCCATGTAGTTTAGAAGTCCACCCTTGTTGAGCAGCTTCTATAATAGTTTTGGAAAGATTCTGGTGATTTAATCTAGCCATCCAATCTTCTTGCATATCTAAAGGTAGGACATTAACCCCCTTTAAAATAGGTTGATGTACTATCGGCCTACCATCTTTAGGAAGTTTTTTATTAAAACTGGTAACATGAGATAGCGGTGCAAAATCACCTCGAATAAAGCCTTTATGATCACCAGGGTCGTCTATTTTTGTAAGATTCGTTAAAGCTTTTATAACAATTTCAGTATTCCTACGACGAACACCTGTATGACCATACAGTTCGTGTAAGGCATTAGCTAAATACCCTTGTACTGGTTCCATACCTGTAAGAGGTAACATTTCATGAGGATTAATAGGGCCATTAGAAATAGGTGACCCCTTTTTAATTTCATCACCTATTTTTAAAGATACCCCATTTTGTTGTGGTATTCCTAAGTTATTAGGAACGTAGTGACGCTTTCCTCCAATGAATACGTTATGTCCACCTGCAGGGTCTTTATCCATTTTCTCTATCTTACCAGAAACTGTACTTAATGAAGCAGAACCAGGAAGAATTTGAGGAAACATTAAAAGGGCTTTAACTCGATCAAATTCATCAGCTAATACTTCTTTAGAAGACGCAGACCCCCCTGAATGGAAGCCACGCATCGCTAATTGAGTAGACCTTTCTCCTAAAGCTTGCCCTGCTAGTACTCCTACATTAGTCCCAATATCAGGTAATACACCATTCTCACTTAATCCATGGCATTTTTGGCATACACCAGGACCGTGGTTACAACGTAATGGAGAACGAACCATAATCTTACCAACTTTATTATTTCGTAAAGTATTCTTAACTTCTGATGTAATTAAAGTACCTGCTTTAATTGTATCTTTACCTATTTTAACATCGGCAGCTAAATACCTATCTAAAATGTCCTTTTCATCAATTGATAATGTTATTCCTCGGTCAGTTCCACAGTCATTATCCACAATCAGATTATTCATAACAGAGTTCATTACCATTTTAGACATATATCCAGGTTCTCGAACTTGTTGTACCTTTTGAATAACCCCCTTTCTAGCCCCCGACATGGATGTCC